GATGCACGGCAGTTCAGCAGCGTGCCATCACGAAAGTATTTAATTCGTGGAATCAAGGTCAAGATTCCGAGCAACGCAACAGTAGACACCACAACGCATATTGGTCGCCTTACTTATTCAGGCATTTGGGATGGAACTTTTCAGGCTGCAACTTGGTGTAACGATCCTTCTTGGTGCTTATACGACCTTTTGATTTCTGAGAGGTATGGGGCAGGTGTGCCCGAAAGCACGCTTGATAAGTACGACTTCTTCGCGATTAGCCAGTATTGCAACGAGCTGGTTGACGACGGCAAAGGTGGGCAGGAACCACGCTTCAGCCTTAATCTGTTGATCAACAGCAGAGATGAGGTTTACAACGTCATCCAGCAGATGACAGCCATTTTCCGTGGCATCTCGTACTACGGCACTGGAACGTTACAGCTGCTGCAGGACAAGCCAACGGACGCAGCTTATTTGCTTGGTCCCAGCAATGTTGTTGACGGGGTGTTTGAGTACCAGGGAACATCGCAAAAAGCACGTCATACCGTAGCTGTTGTGGCTTGGCAGTCATACGACACCCGTGGTGATGTCGAATATGAATACGTTGAAGACCATGATGCTGTTGCCAAGTACGGCATCATCAAAAAGGACATCAAGGCGATTGGTTGTTACAGCCAAGGCCAAGCGCATCGAATTGGTAAGTGGACACTGTTGTCCGAGCAGGCGCTAACCGAAACATGCAATTTTGCTGTTGCGATTGAAAGCGGCATCATTTTGCGCCCTGGGACGGTGATCGACATTGCTGATCCCACCAAGTCCGGTGTTCGTCGTTCTGGTCGCGTTAAGTCTGCGACGACGACCCAAGTCACTACAGACAGCGACAGTGACTTAACTGCTGCTTTGGCCACCAACAATCCAAAGCTTTCTGTGCTGCTGTCCACTGGTCTTGTAGAGCAGCGTGATGTTTCAACTGATGGCATCACGATTTCTGGCGGAACGGCAGTTATTGATGTTGATACTGCTTTTAGTGAAGCACCTGCAGCTGGAGCGGTGTTCCTGTTCCAAAACGACGATGTGCAATCGCAGCAGTTCCGTGTTGTGTCTGTTGCTGAATCAGGTGAGGGTGTTTATGGCGTTAGTGCAGTTGCTTATAATGCATCAATTTATGATGCGGTTGAAAGCGATGTTGCGCTGACAACACGGGACATTTCAGTTTTAACTGACCCGCCTAACGCTCCAGATAGCGTTTCGGGTGATGAGTTCTTGTACGAAGAAGGTCAGACCGTTCACGTTGGCTTTGATCTGAGTTGGCAGCATGATCGTCAAAATCTGACCGAGTTCAGAATTCAGTACAGGATTGACGATGATAACTTTACTGAACTCAGAACATCAACCTCATCAATCAATCTGCGTACCTTGCGCGCTGGCACGTTAGAAGTTGAGATTAGAGCGGCTAATTTTGTTGGCAAGCTAAGTGAGGCTGCATCAGCAACCTTTGAGCTGTTAGGCAAGACTGCGCCACCAGGCGACGTACAAAATCTATCTATTGAAACAATTAACGCAAACAGCGCCCGTCTGCGCTGGGATGAAACGGTCGATCTTGACGTAAAAGTCAGTGGGCTAGTTCACATTAGGCACAGCAACTTAACTGATGGAACGGGAACTTGGCCTAACTCTGTTGATTTAATTGAAGCTGTTGCAGGCAACTCCACTGAAGCAATTATTCCTTTGATTGAAGGGGAAATTCTTGCCAAGTTTGAAGATGAGCTGGGCAATGAGAGCGTAAACGCTACTAGCGTGTTGGTTGATTTCCCTGACACCCTTGGCCGCTTGCTTGCCCAAAGCCGTCGTGAAGATCAAGACTCAACACCGTTCTCAGGCACGAAAACCGACTGTTCTTACGACAGCACACTAGATGCGTTGATTATTGACAGCAATGCCAGTGGCGAAGTTTTAACATCAGCAGAATATCAATTTGCTAACACTCTTGACCTTGGTGCCAAGTATTCAATAGATCTAACAAGGCGATTTGTAACGCGAGGCAATATGCAAAATGATTTAATTGATGATCGCACGGCAAAAATTGATACTTGGACAGATTTTGATGGTGAACTTCCTAGTGCTGTAAACGCAAAACTGTATCTACGCTCTACCAACGACGATCCTTCAGGCTCGCCCACTTACAGCGCTTGGGCTCCGTTCGCTAGTGGAACCTTTACAGGCCGTGCGTTTCAGTTCAAAGCTGAGCTGACCAGCGGCGATGTTGCTCAAAACATTCTTGTTGACGAGCTGGGTTACATAGCAACGTTCCAGCGGCGGCAAGACAACAGCGATGGAACGATTGCTTCTGGCACCAGCACCAAGTCTGTGACCTTTGACACGGAGTTCTTCACCGGCACGGCATCGCTTGGTGGTGCAAACTCCTCTTTACCAGCCGTAGGTGTAACGGTCCATAACCTTGGCAATGGGGAGCGGGTCAACATCAGCAACGTCACCGCCAGCGGTTTTGACATCGACGTGCTGGATTCAAGTGACGCGAACGTTGATCGCAACTTCACCTATACCGCGACTGGGTACGGCAAGAAACAGACGTAGAATAAGGTCATACTGTTCAAGCCAGGTTGAGTAATGGCCACTCATGACTATGACATTGCCAACCAAGCTGGTTTGGCATTCCGTACAGATTTAAATAGCTGCCTTGACGCAATTCAAAGCAACAACAGCAGTAGCTCAGAGCCAGCGACTACAGTTGCTTATCAGTGGTGGGCGGACACTAATACAAATACATTAAAGATAAGAAACAGTTCTAATAACGATTGGGTGATTCTGCGATCACTCGACGGCGGCCTGCAACTTGCTGATGGCAGTGCCGCATCACCGTCAATGACGTTTGCGGATGATACAAACACTGGCATTTTTTCTGGAGCGGCAGATCAAATTGGCATTGCCACGACTGGTGTTGAGCGTGTAAACGTCACTAGCAGTGAGGTTGTTTTTAACGATCCAAGCAACGACGTTGATTTTCGCGTGGAGTCAAATGGTGCGACTCACATGCTGTATGTCGATGGCGGCAACAACCATGTTGGTATTAATGACTCAACTCCTGATTGCTCGCTGCATGTAAACAGTGGATCTGCTGACCTTGTAGCAAAGTTTCAAAGCACTGATGGATTAGCACGGATCGAGATTGTTGATAGCAACGCCACGTCACAAATCAGTCAAAACGGTGCTGATCTAGAAATCAGCTCTGACTCTGGCAATGCAGACGCAAGCAGCACGATCAAATTTCTTGTTGATAACAGTGCAAAAGCGGTCATCGATAATTCTGGGCGGTTGTTGCTTGGAAAGACGACAAGTGTTGCACCAGCTAGGCGTTTTCAGCTTGCAGGCACTGACGGAGACACGTCTAGCGCAGTATTCACTAGAAACTCCGCAAACAACGGTGGCCCAGTCATTGACCTAATTAAAAGCCGAAATGCCACACACGGCTCTTTTACCATCGTTCAGAATGATGACACCTTGGGAACTATTCAGTTCCGAGGAGATGACGGGACAGATTATCAAAGTATTGGCGCATCTATTAACGCAGAGATTGATGGTGCGCCAGGCGCAAACGATCTTCCGACAAGGTTAGTTTTTTCAACAACACGTAACGGAGCCAACAGTCCAACCGAGGCTGTAAGGATTACGGAAGAAGGTTACTTCAGGGCCACTTCCAACGCTTCTTTTTACGCATCTGCCGGAAATCTGCATGAGTTTACAAACAACGTTCAGACAAATGAAATCCTGAACCTTCGTTGCACAAATACCAGCTTTAGTCAAAACACTGTTGGCGCGTTTGCTGTTGGTGTTCAAAGGTCTTCTGCTCAGGAATATACGATCGCTAGTTTTTGGTCGGGAAATGGAACGACCCATCTTCATGACCGAGAGTTCAGGTTTAGAGGCGACGGCAGCGCCTTTGCTGATGGCGATTGGAACACCAGCGGCGCTGACTACGCTGAAAACTTTGAGTGGTCTGACGGCAACTCATCAAACGAAGATCGCCGTGGCATCAGCGTTGTTTTAGTCGGGGACAAGATCCGAGAAGCTGCTGAAGGCGAGGATCCGATCGGTGTTATCTCAGGAAATCCCAGCGTTATCGGTGATGCGGATGACGCTCGCTGGCAGGGTAAGTACCTGCGCGATGACTACGGCACCTACTTGCAGGAGGATTATCAGGTTGTAAACGATGAAGGCGAGACCGTTACCCAGCAGCGCCGGGTATTGAACCCTGATTTTGACCCTGATCGCGAGCATGTTGCTCGTGAGTTTCGCCCTGAGTGGTCGCCTGTTGGCTTGATGGGCAAGCTGCGAATCCGTAAAGGCCAGGTCACTGGTGCTCGCTGGATCAAAATGCGGGATGTCAGCGATACCGTTGAGGAGTGGCTAGTTCGCTAGCTCGCTCTTTGCAGGTCATTTAGACTGTTTCTACATCTGTTGAACGGTCATGGCAAACGTCAAGATCACCGAACTGACGGCTGCCACTACGTTGGACGGCGATGACGTTTTCCCGGTTGTTGACGTTAGTGGAGATACAACCAACAAAGTAAGCGTTACAGATCTGCTGCGTAATGTGCCTGATGGGACGGCAGCCGCTCCAAGCATTGCCAATACGGGCGACCAAGATACCGGGATTCTGTTTCCTGCTGCCGATACGGTCGCAATTAGCACTGGTGGAACGCAGCGGTTTTCTGTTGATGGCAGTGGTGACGTAAGTATTTCTGGTTCGTTGACCGTTTCTGGTACGACGACAACGATCGAGTCAACCACGCTGACGGTTGACGACAAGAATATTGAGCTGGGTACTGTTGCCACACCGACAGATACCACTGCTGACGGTGGTGGCATCACGCTGAAGGGTGCAACTGATAAGACGATTAACTGGGTGCAGAGCACTGGTTGTTGGACGTTCAACCAGCCGATGAACTTCAACGATCACGTTCGGATCGACAGCTCGGGCACTGTTTTGGTTGGAGCAACTGCTCAGCAGTACGGCTCATCAAAATTAGAAGTAGCCGATTCTGACAATGCAATTTTATATTTTTACAATACGGATGTCAGCGCAAGTGGCACAGTAACACTTGCCTTTGGCCCATCAAATAGCATTACAGGTTCTCAAATTAAATGTATTGCATCAGAAGATTTCAGTACAAGTGCAAACAGAACAGCAGGACTTGCGTTTGAAACTCGCCAAGACGGAACACTTGCTGAGCGGATGCGCATCGACAGCTCTGGAAATATTGGCATTGGAACAACGAGTCCTCAAACAATTACTCATGTTTTTGGAGCTGACCCAATTCTTCGCATCCAAGACAGCAGCACTTCTATTGCAGATGGTTTTGCTGCAATTCAATTAGCAGAATCAGGCGCTGGCGGCAGTTTGAATAATTATTGGCAGATTGCACTAGAAGGTAACAGCGGTACAAGTACAGATCACCTTACTTTTAAGGATGGGACTGACGAGCGGATGCGAATAGACAGCTCTGGAAATGTTGGTATTGGCACGACATCTCCTGACAGAGTTTTTGAAATTCAAAATTCCGCGCCAATTATTCGACTTACAGAATCTGCAGGAACCTATTCAGAGATTAGTGCGAGCACTTCAGTTTTAAGTCTTAGGGCTGATGAAGGAAACGGAGTATCAAACACCCGGATAGATTTTCGCGTTGATGGCTCGGAAGCCATGCGAATCGACAGCTCTGGAAATCTTGGCATTGGAACGACGTCGCCTGCGTTCCCAAGCGGTACAGGGCTTGAAATTAACGATTCAAGTACCCCTCGCCTGAAATTTTCAAACGATACTACCGGCACAGGGTCAACTGATGGCTCATTTCTTTATGTAAGCGGCAGTGATTTTCTTATTGAAAACAAAGAAAGCGCCAACATGCGCTTTTATACCAGCGCATCGGAGCGGATGCGAATCGACAGCTCTGGCAACGTTGGCATTGGAACGTCAACTATTGGTAGTGCTTCTCTGACTCTTTATGGTTCTGGATCCAGAACGATGTACCAAGGGTCATCTACTGGTACAGGCGATGGGAATGGCTTTACGGTTGGAAATAACGGTAGCGTTGAGGCGTTCCTTTGGAACTATGAAAATGGCTTTATGCAATTTGCTACTAATAACAGCGAGCGGATGCGAATCGATAGCTCGGGGCGGTTGTTGGTTGGGACGTCGTCTGCACGGAGTGACATTGTTCGCCCTCAACTCAATATTGAGGGTGTAGGTGACACTGGCCTGACGATTGTTAGAAACGAGGCTAGTGCTTCTGGTCCACAACTTGAATTTGGCAAAAGCCGTGGCACGACAACAGGCTCAAGCACTGCTGTTCAAGACAATGATGAAATTGGAATGATCCGTTTCCGTGCAGCAGACGGAACGGATATGTCTGAAGAAGTAGCACGAATTACTGTTGCTATCGATGGAACACCTGGCTCAAACGATGTTCCAGGACGCATGATTTTCAGCACCACAGCTGACGGTGCAAGCACCCCGACAGAGCGGATGCGTATCAAGCAGAATGGACATGTGCGCTGTCAAGGTTTTTATGACAACACTACGGCTTCAGCAGCAAACTTGCATATTGAAAGCGATGGTGACGTTAAAAGGTCAACATCTTCAAGAAAGTATAAAAATAACATTGAAACTATTGAGCAAAGTTATTCCACTGCACTGCTTGATTGCCGGCCAGTTTGGTATCGCTCTACTTGCCAAGGTGATAATCCTGAGCACGGCTGGTGGGGATTTATTGCAGAAGAGGTTGCTGAAATTGATCCGCGACTTGTTCACTGGAAAACAGTTGACATTAGTCATGACGAAGACGGTTCTATAGTTGAAACACCTTGCGATCCAGAGCCTGAAGGCGTTGCTTACGATCGCTTCGTGCCGCATTTGCTGAACTTGATTAAACGTCAGCAGTCTGCGATTAAAACCCTAGAAACCAAAGTTGCCGCCCTTGAGGCGCAATAGGTAAACTTCACCTGCAAGGACTTTCCCAATGTCTACCCCCACCACAACGTTCACATGGAGCGTTGGCACCATGGATCGTCAGCTGAGCAACGGTGCTGTGCAAACCGTGCATTACACCGTCACAGCTAATGACGGCACCTATTCCTCTGGTGCGTATGGCAGCGTTGGTTTGGATCAGCCTGAAGATGATTCTGATCTGACTCCTTACGCAGACCTGACTGAATCTTGGGCTGTTGCTGCTGTGAAGGCCAAGCTCGGTGGTGCGGACAAGGTTGCTGAAATCGAAGCTGCGCTCCAAGCAAAGATCGACGTGCAGCGCACACCTGTTTCAGGTTCTGGAGTTCCTTGGTGATGCAGCGTCCAGATCCAATGATCGCTGCTAAGCCTGGTGCGGAGGACGTGCAGGCTATGGCGGCTAGAACGCTGTGGATGGAAGAGTTGTACTTCCTTGATGGCCGCGACATGATTAGCCATCCGCAGCATGGTCTGTTCACTGGGCTGGCTCTTAAATATCAAAGCCTCCAGTCAACTGACGGGATCTGATGGCTAAGTCACTTAGCGGGCAAAATTTTGTCCCTAGCAAGCCAAAAAAGACACGTCAAGGTGATGGATCACATTCCAAACCGTCCCATGGACGGAA